ACTCTTATGAGTTTGTCCGAAAAATTGAATTGTCTTTTCTTCAAATAATCTATGAACTGATTACTAGAGTTATTTATACCTTTTGTATATTCATCAAAGAATACGTCAATTCTTTTTTCTATGTTTTGAGATTTTCCAAAGAAGTTGGAATTTGTAGTATTATTATTTGCCTTTATCTCACCTTCCATGTAATATCTATAATACCCCCACTGCTGCATCATAGCCCCATTATATTGATCTACAACCTCTTTGGATTTGTTCACAATCAAATTGAAATAATTTTGAGTGGAACTCAGAAGTGCATTCATAATCTCTTTGTAATTGATGTCCCCTACCTCCAATTGTAAGTCATTAATAGTTCTTCTTGTTATTACTCCAATGGTTTCGTTATTACCCTTACCTGCAAATGCGGCACTTGAATCCAACAAATTATTCAACGTGTTATTTTGTTGAATTGATTTCATGAACTCCGCATCCAAAGCTTGCGCACTTTCTATGTCTGTAGCATCAGCTCTTTCGTCATAAATTTCAGTGTTAGCATAGTAGTTGAATGTCAGAGCGTTCTGAAGTTTGTCCACTGGTTCTTTCAGTCCGGCACCACCAAGAAGATTGAAGTTCATTGATACACTTGCTAACATAGGTTGTACACCTATACCTTCAGGATTTGTATCTAACATCAAAGGTTCGTATGTTATACTGAGTGAGGTTGGTGCAATTTTTGTGTTGAAAAAATCTCCAATCCTAAGAATTAATATTGGTGGTGCACCAAAGGCTGTATTTATTGCTTGGTCGTATGTCACAGTTGTTTGACCATTAACGTCTTTCACTGTAGGGATTGACTCACCCGGTCTCATACATTGTTGTAAGAAAGTAAGTCTTGTGTTTAGCCCTTCGGGTGTCATAGAGTGGAAAGTTGGATCGAAAAATTGTAATTTGTCTTTTAAGTTATCGAACACCATAGGTGTCTCTTCTTTTATAACTTCAAAATAATCACACTCAGTCAAAAACTTTCTCAGTATCCTCTTGGTAATACCATCTCTCAAAACTTCTCTTGTTGTCTCTGTAAGACCTTGTATGTTGGTTTGATTTGTACCCTGTATCACCTTGGGAACTTGTGCGGGTGGTGTATCGGCAGTAGTCTGAGTTGTCGCAATGTTTTGTGGTGCCGGTGCATCTTGTTTCTTATCTCCCACGACCACACTTTTCAAAATTGCTCTCCTACAGGCCATTGCATTGAACGTATAAATGTCATTTTTACCCACGTCAGCTCCATCCGAACACTGTATAATTTCACTGTTCAATTCCTTGACCTGAGTTGAACCTGCGTTAGCCGCTGTTCTCGCATTTGTTGAAGAACCTGGAACAGTTGTGGTACCGACTTCTCCGACAGTTGTCGGTTTAAAAAAGAGTTGGTTACCGATATACTCACTCAAATCAGTTCCTTTGTAGTACTCAATCAAAGAATTAGCCCTTCTCAATCCCAAACTTGTGTTGTAGTTTTCCGAAGCAGGGGCTGAGGCACCACCTTCAATTTCTATGGTGACTGTGTACCCTTCGTCTAATGCGGATTTCAGATTTTTATAAAAATCCGATTGATTATTCAATTTAGAAAAACTAGCTATAACTCCAGTGTTGAACATGTTTTTGACCTGTTCCTGAGCTTGTGGTTTGTTAGACTTATTTCCGTTTGGTCCTGTAGCGTTTCTTTGATAGTTCTCCTGAGTTGTATTACTTACATAAGCAGTATACATAGGTCCATATGACCCTACAGATTTTGGTACATCGTTTTCATAATATACACCAAGTCCTTGGAACTCAGATAGGTCAGGCTTTGGATTTACGTTTGTTGTGGGTTGTGTATTTGTCTGATTTGTCGGGGCAGGTAATCCAGTATTCAACTCTGCGTTAGCTTCCAAAATTTCTTCCTTTGTTGTGTCAGGTGCTGACAAAATTCTTTGAATTTCATACAAATCTGATCTACTTATGGTTGCATATTTTTTTGCTAGCTCATACAAGTCGTATTTTGTACATCCCGCCATGAATGAGTTAATTAATCCATCAATTATATTTTTCTTAGTTTGATCTTTGAGGACTTTATTAACAATTATATTCAACACTGATGGGTGATCCACAACAATTTTCCAACTCAAGGTTCCTGCTCTCGATGTAGATTTGTATGTGTATATTGGTTCAGGTCTCCCCAAAAACTCTGTCGTATTCCATCCTGTGTTTACACTTTCGTTGATTGATAATCCATAAGGTGGGAACCACATAACTCTTCCACCATTTGGACCTTTTTCACAATCAGCCAAGTCCTCGAACATTTTTGAAGTCCTCCAAGCTAAGTTTTCTATTGAAAACATATACTTTTTGGCATATGCACCATTTGCATTACCAATAAGGTTTGAAGAATCTTGTCCTCCGTTCCTCCTATTCGGAGCTATATTAAGATTATATGTTTTATCAAGTACAGAATAAGAAAATCTCCTACCCTCAGTTGTAATACCATCAGTTTTTTGTAAATCATTATATTGTAAGAAAGGTGTATCTTTTGTGAAAATCCTACAATATTCGGCACCAACTTCATTACCTATCGGTCCCACGTAAGAAATTACTTTAGAACCTTTGGTCATTTCTTTATATCCGTCATTGAATATTTTACTGACTTGATCTATCGCATTTCCTACATGTTCGAATTTCTTTTTACCACCAGGTTGGCTTTCAACTAGTCTTTGAGTATCCTCCAATATTGATCCTGTCCTGAATCTAAACCTTGTTGAATTCGAGTCGTCATAGGTAGATGGGTCGAAATCTGGATCTTCTCCCATTTCTTTACCACCCGGTCCTACATACTTGCCCGCGTTCCTTCTGTATTTTGGGGAGATCCATGTCATTCCACCTTCAATACCTCCACCATCAACATATGGAACTCCAGCAGGCCCGAGCCCTGGTGATTGACCCACACCCTCATATAGTTGGGCCAATTCTGTTGGACCATAGACCGGTGCTTGTACCGATCTACCAAATCTATCGGTAGGTAAGTCTCCGATTGGGGAAAAGACCATACCAGGGTCTGAAGTTCGTGAACCTACATAATAATCAGAACTGTTTGCCCTTCCACCAACTATTGCACCACCAAGTCTATCGAAAAAATTACGATCATAATCTGGCTTGTATAAATTCATGTCCACATTCCTGAACAGAACGCTTTTCTGTCCAGCACCAGTATTACTCAAGAACTTCTGAGATCCGGAGTCGGCACCTAATAATCGTGCAAAAAACTTGCCAACTCCACTCTGTCTAACGAAATCAAAGGCGGACTCAATTTGTCCAATTGTTGTTGGAGTGCCCAATCTGATTTCAGTATCAAAATATGAGCCGGGTATTGGAGAGAATGGTGCGTAAGTTCCTGATAATCTAACCGCCAAGTCCACAGCTGCGACAACAGGGTTTGCAGCTACAGTGATTTGATAATTTGGTTCAATTAATGGTATTCTGTTAGTCAACACACCAAATAGATTACTTCCACTAGCAGCACCTGCAATGTTTGCTCTTGCCGCAGTTCTCTGATAAATTTCAGTGGCAATTCTTTCTTCGAAAAGTTTTTTGAGTTGAACTGCGCCAATTTTAGCTATGAATGAATCTGAGCTCAACAAACCATTAGAACCCAATGGGTCTCTGTTGAATAAGATATCTACTGGTTCGTAGAAAGATGAATTAAAGTTCGGGTACGGTTCAAAGTCTGACTGTTGTATTACAGTTTCTGTTGAGTATTCAAATGGTGTGTCGGGTGAGTATACGTTAAGTCGAGCCATACGGTCGTTGAAAACGAATAACCCGTATCCTGTAGGGTCTGGTTGAGCATCAACAACTGCTTGGTCAGTCAATACTGTTGGATATGCAATCTGATTTGGGTCGACGTATGGTCCACCTTTGTATGATTGAAGATTCCTTGTTAAGAGTCTTTTCCTGAAATTTTCAGTGCTCCCGTAGTCTAATGGACTAACCATTCAGTTATTTTCCTATAAATAGGTTATATGGAATTTTTTTATTTAGTTTTGTCCTTGATAGACTGTCCTGTTTCATCTTTCATGTTCGCAAGTATTTGATATAGTTTTTGTGAACCTTCTTGTGAATCAACCCATTGTTGTAATATTCTCACTACATTCGGATCTGTCTTACCGTCAGATGTAAAATCAAAAGTTATTTTCCCATCGTGTGTAATTTTCTTGGTCTCCGTCACTGTAGTCTGTTGAGTTCTCTGTACTTGTGAAGCTGTTCTCGAGGTTTCTGCATACCTTTGAACAGCTGAAGTTGCTCGTTGAGCGCTAGGCATCCTTTCCATTCTAGTGTTAATACCACTTTCCAATTTCTGTCTTGTCTCTGATCTAGGATCTAAGTATTTTGCAATTTCCCTACCTACTGATGTACTATCTCCTTTGAATTGATCGTAGATAGAACTCATCATTTGTTTCGGTAGGTCTGAAAGTTCTTTCATCAGGTCTTGGGTTACATTTACCCCGCTTGATTGTAATTTTTTTATGATGTCTCCACTAACCTCATCAAAGGATTTTTTACCCTCTAAAACAGGTAACATCATTTTACCCAATTCGTCAATTGATTTGTTTAACCCGCTTGTAATGTTTTTTTGATCAGGAGCGGCTCTTTTCAATGCATCAGTAACACCCAAACCTAACTTCCTTGTGAGCTCAGGTAATTCAGAAAGTGCTCTTGTTCCAGTCACACCATAAACTATTCTATTTCTAATCTCTGCAATATCTGCGGCTTGAGCTTTTCCTGTGTCAAGTTGTGCTTTTGCAATATCTTCCATTGTCACAGGTTCTTTTTTATTCATCTCAACAGCTTGTTTCAGTTGTTCTGCACTGAGATCTCTTATATTTTGAAAAACAGCTTCACCTTTTTCATCTTGTCCGACTTTAATTTGATATTCTCCTCCATCACTCATTTGTGCAATACTGGCGATATACATCTTGTCTTCTTCACTTAGATTTCCAGCAAAACTTAATTCACTCATTACTTTGTTGGCGTTTGCCGCACCTAAAGCCATCTTACTGAACTCTCTATAAGACATACCAGCAGCTTGTGCTAATTCATGCATTTGTCTTATTCCCCCTGGATCTATCTTGAAAGTTTTCGTTTTGTCGTCAAAATATGTGAATCTTTGAGCAACATCTGCAATGGATTGTTGTAGTCCCTCTGGGTCATTGATAGATGCGTTCATCAAGGCGAATGGATCTGCTAACATTCCTGTTGTGACTCCCAATCTTTGAAATGCCGCTGCTGTTTCTATAGCCCCCTCAGGATTCATAACTTTATCTGCAAACTCTCCTATCCTACGCATGTCAGACCTCAAAAGTGCAGATTGTACTGCCATTTTACTTAAACCTTGAACCCCATTCTCGAAATTGAATCTGTTCATCATTTCCATATTCTCAAGAACATTACCCATAATTTGTGAGGTGTTCATCCCGACAGATTTCACATAGTCTACAGCACCTTTCATATTCTCTTGAACTCGACCAAAACTTACACCTACGTCAGTCATTTTTTCAACAACTGTTTCAACATCTTGGCCTATAACTTTAGATGTAACAAATAGTTCCTTTACTGAATCAGCTGAGGCAACAACGTTTTTTTGTAGTGCTCTTGAAACGTCAATCATTACTTGAGCAGCATCCGCAGCACTACCCCCAAATTCTGTAATTTTTGGAGCAGCAATTGAGATTTCCCTAACTATTTCACCAACTCTTTCTCTTACACCACCAAATACTTTGTTAACAGTACCCGCATATGTGTTAAGGGCAACAGTGGCACTTGCAATTCCTCTCAAATACCCATCTATGTCGAATAGTTTTTTACCTTCTTCTATTGGTGAATCCGAAATATTTTCATTGTTGGGATCAGAAGGACTTATTCTTTCGTTAAACTGCATAGAGTGTTTTCATATAAATAGATTATCAGAGTTTTTTCAATTAATCTTTCTTGTTATCTTCGATCCATTTTTCCAGCAAGTACTTCCTCACGAACACTGGCATGTTCAAAAAGTCTTGCCACCCCACCTTAAATAGGGTGCTCAAATAATAGAATTCGTCCGTCTGTATTTTTCTATAATCAGGAGAAGAAAGGCCGAAAAAATTCAACCCCGAAGCCAATATAAACTGTTAGCTTGTCTCCTGATGGGGTTGTTACGATCTTTTCCATGTTTAATCTTGGTTCATTTTCTTCCAAGAATCTTTTTATATGTTTCGAATCCGCAATTAACATTTCGTTCACAAACTTGCTTATTGCTTGTCTATCCCTTGAACCTTCCAGTTCGACAATTTGTTTTTCTAACCTCCACGTTACTTTTGGAGCAGGCCTTCCTTTCGGATATTTGTCAACCATACCTTGTATTTCATTCGTTTCACCAAGTGTTAGTGGTTTAATTTTCACAACACTTGTGGACATCGGAAGTTTGGTTTCATACAAACCCTCCTCATTGGGATCAGTACCTTTTTTTATACTGAGTTCATCCAATAAGACTATTGTCTCAAATGGTTTACCTGTCTTAGGGTCGTTAACCGTCATTGTAATTTCAGGACCAAAGGCTGTGTTTCTCAAAAAGATAAGAATTGCTTCAATGTCTGATTCCAACATGTCTTCAGGTTTCAAATCAGGCTCATATAATTTGGCTCTGATTAAGTTCATAGATATGTTGTCCCCACCCCCCATCAAGATGTTCTCATCATTTGCTGTGAGGTATCCTACTTTAACCGAAGATTTTTTGTTTTTATAAAAAATACCCCCTGATGGTAGGGGTACCACATCGTGAGGTAATGAAAAATTTTGTTGTCCGTATTGCATTGTTTGACTATCCATAATAAAAAACCGTGGAGTTTTGTCTCCACGGTTAAATATAATATGACTTTATTTTTTTTAAAGATTAGTAAATAAGTACACATCTATCAGGTCTAAGCGTAGCCGTAATATTTGCTAAAGCGTCTTGAGAATATGATAGAGCGTTGAAGTTAACATCCGTCAAGAATGTTCCGTATAAAATCCATTTTTCGACCACGACACCCGTTGGGTCCAACATCTCGAGGTCGATGTCTTTTTTGTAACCCGCAGCATATCCCATACGACCTGTTACAGATTCAGCGTGTAAACGAACCCACTCCATAAGAGCCTGAGCTGCTGATGGACCAATTGGGTCTCTGAATGTTACGTTAATTGTTTGCCAGTTGAATCTACCTGCAACAAATGTTGATGTGTTGAGGAATTGAATTTCAGTAGCAGCGATTGTGATATGTGGTCTTGATGCAGATTCCACAAACCATTCATTGATACCCAGTGTTGAGGGAAATCTCATAATGAATCGATTCTGACGTTTCGGTTCATAGGGTATCGGCATTTTCATTAGTAAATCAGCCATATTATATTAATTTTTTTTCTTTGTTTATGATTATAAATATATCCTCGTTAATTTTTTTCTATTTACTTGTTGGTCCAAAAAAAATATCTATTATTTCATTCTTTCCTTTTTACCAGTTCCAGTATAATATGTTTTAACAATATTATCTGGATCTTTTTCAAAACTTTGTTGCATTACTTCTACATTCCTCAAATCATCATCAGAAAATCCAATACTAGGTACAAATTTATTTGATACGTCTTTTTTTAAAAACGCTCTTTTATTTAACAAGGCAGCCATCGCTTTGATGTATTTCACGAAGTCTTCCATTGCAGATACCTTCGCTAGTTCAGGATTTGTTGCAGACTTATCATCTCCGAACGATACAGGGTGATATTTGTTAAGCTCTAAATAAGTTTTTATTAATTCATTATCAGACATCTCATCTTCACCTACAAACGATCTGTATTTTTTCAGATTCTTAACTAACTCCTCCTTGCTGATACCATTGAAGTCATTGATAATATAGTTGTAAACAGCTTGTTTGATTGTGTTTGGGTCATGACCACGTGCTGTGATTATCGCAAATATTGAACCGTTGTTGATTGATTCTCTAAAGTCATCGAAGGCGGGTCCCGTCTTTGCTTTCATCGCGTCTACTAAAAATTTTTTGTCGCCTTGTGTTTGAAAGTTTCTGAATGGATTGTCCGCTAAACCTACAATAGTATTACCCTTGTACTTTAGATCGCCCTTACCTATTTTACCTCTGTACTCTGCAAAATCTGAAGTGGACATCCCTACTTCATCACCTTCCTTATTTTTGACTATTATTTCTGTTGGCATATGAACAATATTATCGTCCCAATCGAACGCATAATATTTCATATCTGGACCTTTTTCTGTGAAACCCTCTTTAAATTCTTTTTTCATCCTGAGGCTAAAAAAGGGGGGATGTTGTCCCCCCTGTTATTTTAGATATTTTCAAAAGTCGCTCCCGCTGGAGTAATCAAGAATTCGATATCGATGAATTCGAGAGACTTTGTTGGTTTAAGATAAATTTTACCTGTAAGTGTGTTTCTGTCTAAGTCTTCAGGTGATGAAGAAACTGTCACACGGAAATCGTAAACACCTCTGTCTCTTCTTATGGAGTCCATGATTGGGTTTACTGAATCCAAGAACTGTTGTCTTACAATCTCGTCGTTCTGTTCGAACAACAACCTTACAGCCACCGCAGAAATCAACTTACGAGCTTGAAGTAGAAGTCTTCTTACATTCAATCTATCAAGAGCCGATTCAGCGATTTGGAGGGTTTTGTTACCCCATATTACCGTTCCTACATCTGAGAAAGTTGCAATTGGATTGATTCTACCTTTGTATAAAGTATCTCTATTCTCTTGTGTGAGCTTTAATCTTGCCTTTACAGAATTGACAAGACCTCTTGTGTAACCCGCCGAAGCGTACCATGGGAAAGCAATGTTATCTGTCAAAGCCAAGTTTCTACAAACCTCACCTGTAGGTGGAATGTAAATTTGTGTGTTGTTCACCGTATCTCTTACAAGGATCCACGGGTAATATGTTGCAGTATAGTTTGAATCGATACCAGTTGTTTCTAAGTTATCCACAGCTTCTGTTGGATAAATTACCCCGATATTATCATAAGTCGTTGGTAAGAACATATCATAGTCAGGAGTTGTACAGATGTAGATAGAATCTGCTCTGTCATCTTCTACCATATCAACAGCGTATTCTACTAAGTTACTATTGTTAACATAATCAATACCAGGTGTAACAAACACGTTAATATTCGTAGCTTCAGGGTTTGCAAAAGTTGCAATACCAAGTTGATATGCGTAGTAGTCACTATTACCCCAATCTGATGTAATGTCACCCGCAGCATAATCTCTGAAAGCTCCCCATCCTGTAGCAGTTGGGTATCTCGAAGTCGGACAAGCGCCTTTGAGGTAACCTGTAGCACCTAAGATGTATTCATCTCCATTGGTTCTCGATTCTCTGTAGATATCCCATCCGTCGAAACCTCCTGCGAAGCAGACTGTAAACTTCCTTGAAAAAAGCCTGTAGTAAGGATTTGCAGGATCGGTAGGTTCAATATTGAAACTTGCGTCTCCAACTTCAAAAGCTGTTTGACCACTAGTCATAAATGTGTTTGCGATTGTTACTGCAGTCGCCCCTGAATCCATGTGGAATCCTTTCGTTCTGTAATTGAATGGATTCTCAACGTTTGTATCACAATGGTCAAGTATGTTTTGGAAACCTTTGAATTGGAAGAACGAATCGTCTATACCAATAGTGTTAGAGAATCCTAAGAAGGTCCTTCTAACGTTATCACCAGAACTTGTTACAACATTAGACCCTCCAGCTGTAGTTCCAAAAGGAGGATTA